TGGGGCTTCACTCCCCGGAACTTATAGAGATATACTGGGCCTAAGCCTTGTCCGTCCGTAAAAGTACACAACTGCATCATTCATAGCTTACCGTGTGACTAAACCACGCTTAGAGGCTATTTACGGGACTCTAAACCCCTGTTATACTGCACTCAGTGAGTCAATCTACTGTGCAAGGAACTATCTAGCCGTCCCATCCGCTGCTGTTATGTACTTTATTCTGGCGACCCACCGGGGAATCGAACCCCGATAATCCGGTAGACAACCGGGCATAATAACCGTTATACTAGTGAGCCAAATTGGTGGGAAGTGATGGATTCGAACCACCGTGCTTTTTACAGACAGGATTTACAGTCCTGCACAATCAACCACTCTGTCAACTTCCCTGGATGCACAGCCGGGATTCGAACCCGGGAACTCAGCGTATGAAACTGATAAGTTAACCGCTACTTCACCGTGCATTATGGTGGACCCCCGTTTGAAGTGAAGGTCCAGGTCATCTTAGGTTAGTCGGTGCTTCCCCGACAATGGCATTATCTAGCTGTCCATTTACATTACATTTACCCATATTGGTGGAGCTAGAAGGTATCGAACCTTCGTTCCGATGACTGCCCTTGTAGGGAGTTGTTCACCGGTCTAACCATTTTAGCCCCAGAAAGGAGGGGGCCGAGGAGTGCATGCCTCGCTTGCGTCAGTTACTCCTTGTAACCGAACCCACATATAAATTCCACTTGGTCGGCAAGGTGAGACTCGAACTCACACGCCCTTTCGGACCCCAGTTTCTAAGACTGAGAAGACTACCAATTCCATCACTCACCGTGGAACACGCTCTTTTAACAGGAGAACGATAGACAACCTGGGTCTTGGTGGGGAGCTACCCCGACACCGCTGTACAGCCACCTGCTTGCCCAATCGCTACAGGGACGGTGTTTATAAAAAATGCGACTTGGACTTGCACCAAGATTTCATGTCGGTACCATGTAGAGCCGAAGCGTCATGTAGGACCACTATACACCGCATCATAGGCTAGAGGCTGGGAATACAAGCTTTTTCCCTCTAGGGTTTATCTCCACATCTCAGTGACTAATGCCACATCTCTGCTAGGAGCCCACTGTTTTTAATACCACTTATTGGCGTTCCAGAATGCTACAGCCTGAGCGTAGCCTCCGTAACGTGCTTTAACGTATCCATGTTGAGCAACTAGTGCTGCAACTGGGTCGTTCCAAGCTCCTGCCCACTTACCACAAGGAAGTTGTTGACCAAGGCCACAAGCTCCAGATGATTTATTGACAGCGTTTGGATTCCAACTAGATTCACGAGACACGATTTGGTCTACATAGCCCCATTCGTGTTGTGGTATTCCACTCGCTGCAAGCCAAGATGCTTTATTGCCAGATACATTCACAGCCGGTGCGATATTTTGCACTGTTCGGGTCTGTGAAGCTAATTTAGCTTGAGCTTCTTTCTTAGCTTGCAAGTTCGCTTTTAACTGTTCGTTCTCCTTGTTAAGAGATTCAGTTTTAAGGCGTTCTTCCTTCAAAGACGTATCAATAGTCGTCTTTTCTGTTTCGAGCTGTCTACGGGCCTCTGAGACCCCTTGTAGCTCATTTTTAGTTTTAACCACCGTACTCTGCGACTCCACTAGCTTTTGGCTAGTATCACTGAATTGAGTCAGCACCACCGCATTTATTGTGATAAGGACTGCCACTAGGATTGGAAGAATCCAAGCTTTGACCTTATTGAACAAGTTACTAATGTAACCTCCTTGGCTTATATAATATTGAAGGGATAGACTTCCCAGGATGATTATTGTAATTACGTCCGCTGACGTTAATCCTGTTCTTCGAAGTCAATTTCATCAAATTGATTCACGTGTTCTGAAACTAATGTTTTAATTCGACTCATATATTTCCCCTTTCCTATTATCTATACTAGCACACTCGGACGAAAAATGCAATACCTTTTAAGCATTTTCTGTTGTAGAAATAACATTCTCCCCTAGAAAAGCCCTATCATTCTTGTGAGTTGTAGCCACAATTCGTGGTTTACTCTCGTGTTTGACATTGTTTTTCTTCAGGAACATCTTCACAAAATCGAATTTCTTCTTACGCTTAACCATATTTCTCCTATACGTTGCTTAAAAATTGCAGGAACTCATACGTTTCCTTGTCAACTACAGGCTTCCACTTACGTGAGCCCTTCCTGTAGTTCCAGTATCCAGATGCCGGTTGGATATTGTCCGGGTCGAACATCAGGTCCCCATCACGACCGTTAATATGGTCTAGGGTTACTTCCGATTCATGTACCCATTCTCCACTGATGCCACAGATATAATATCCGTTGTCTAGTGGTGGGTTTTCCATGAACCAGAGCCTTTTGAACGCTTCCCAGGCTGCTTCCCGGTCTACATACTTGCTTGGGTCAAAATTATTCAGCGAACCATTCATCTGGGATATCCTTTATGGCATACTTAAAGCCATACTTCTTAGCCCAGTCTGATTGTCGCATGAACGTGCCATCTTTACGCTTAGGGCCACATTTACCGTCTGAATAGAATACTATCCTCAGGTCAATCTCTGGGTTGTCTCGCTTGACAGCAATAAGCTTTCGCTTTACATGTCCATCAAAACTTAACCCATTACCCTTCGTTTCGATGTGCATTACCCCACCGTCTGATTTGGTGAGGCTGAAATCGGCTAAATAAGAGCCTTGGACCGTGTATGGGAACTTATGCTTCTCGTACAAAAATAGTCTCTTTCGAGCAAGCATGTCTTCTGCGGTCTTTTGCTCAAACCGATTCCGGTATGGCTTATAGCTTTTCTTCATCTAGGTTTCCAAGTACATCCGCCAGCTTGATGGAATCACTTCCACCGTTACTCGCTTGCGTCTGCTCGGCTCCTTTTCTACTGTTACTGTGGTCATATTTGGCCTTTCCACCTAAGGATGTAATTTCCTTAAGCTTTTCTGGTGATACTTTTGCAAGTCCCTTATTGGTCCTTACTCTACCACCCTTAGCCTGGGCTGCTTTTCGAACAACCTCAGGCATGTGTTGGAACCCCATTAACGAATTCCTTCGTCTTTGCGAGCTCCTTGGAGGTCTATAATACGACTCCTTATTGACTCAATCATATCGTGACTGTCTGCCACAACACTTTTAAGTTTTTCGTAATAAACCTTGGCTGCTGCGTAGTTCTTTCGTGCTTCGATGAATGTCTCATCTGCGTACTTAGAGTCTTTAGCTGCAGTTGCGTTGGATTCTGCCATTGCTTTCTTATAAGCGACAGCCTTCTCCCGGTCCATTTCGATTTCCGCTTCTAGCATTTTCTTATGTGCGTCTTCCTTCTCATCGACAAGGTACGCTTTCATCGCTGCTAACTTAAGTGCGGTGTAGGACAAGACGTTTCCGTTCTGCCCTTTCACCCACTTAGCGTCAGAGAACTTTCGATTTATATGCTGGATAGCTTCGAGTAGTTCTTTAGTTTCCATGATACTCCTTAGTAGTCGAGTTCTTCGAGGTCTACTGGTGCGTCGTCATCACTTTGAGGACCTGCTTGGCTTGGTGCCGTTGCTGGTGCGTCATCGCTGCGAAAGTTGTTACCGTTTTCAAGAAGACTAATAATATAGTCAAGCTTGGCTTCTACCCCCGAGTTAGATGGTGTAGATTGTGCACGTTGTGCTGGAGCTGCTGAGGCTTTAGCTGGTGCTGCTTGGCCTTCAGGACGTTGTTCACGCTTGAAGTCAAACTTACCCCAGTTGTTCTCAGATAGGCTACCGTAAAGTACGTCACCCTTAGCAACTTCGTTAGATGCACCGTTCTCATCTAGCTTACGTAGAATTTGAATCCAACCTTTGTCTTCTTCGCCTTCGAACTTAACTAGATATTTGTGACAATCACCTGCTTTAGTCTTGATGATTTGTGGGTCTTTAGTACCCTGTTCAGTTCCTAGGAACCCTTGTGCTACTGTATAATCTTTAGCCATTATTTAACTTCCTTTACTTCTACAATGTTTTCGAATGAACTGAAGAATCCGTTACGGAATCCGATAGTATCGACTACAATTTCTTTACCTGTTGCTGCTTTTACACGGTTGTATACATTAGAGCTGTCGAAACGTCCGGTCATAAAGTTGTCCGAGATTTCGTAGTTGCTTCCGTCTGCACAATAAACACGTGAACCATTGGTGCTTTGTTCTAGCTCATTGACCTTAACAACTTCAACAACTTCACATGTGCGAGTGTTGTTAGTGTTGGCATAGCTATTTGCATAACCAAATGCGAACCATCCAGGTACAAGGATAAGTAGTGCTACAAAAAGCATACCGATTCCGATTGATATTTCCTCTGAAAAGGCTGCGATGACCACAATCAATGCGATAACGCTAATCACGATAAGAATAATGAGTGGGATAATAAACATTATCGACGACCCTTCTTCTTAGCTGGTGCTTTTACTTTGGTTGCAACTGCTTTAGCTGGTACAACTGTTTTCTTCTCTGGTTCGACTGTAACCTCTAGGCCAAGGTGTGCAATAATTGCATCAACTTTACCGGCTAGTGTTGCATCTTGCGGTACTTCTGCACCCGAAAGCATAGCAATGAGGCTTCGTGCATCCCAGCCAGTGCTTTTCGCATCTTTCTTGGTGTCGAATACTTCTTTGTTAAGCTTGTTAATAGCTGTCGCTACGCCGTTCGTTTGCATAGCCTGTAGTTGCTCATCGTGATGTGCTACTAGTGTGACTGTGTGCTTTTTGAACTCTGCAAATTCAGCGAATTCTCGTTGCATCTGGCGAAGGTCACGTACAACACCATTGGTTGCAAGTTCCTCACGTAGCTCGTAGAAGTCGTATGACAGGTCGTTATGTTTTGTGATAAGAACCACGTTGAGGAACTCAACTAGGTC